ATTCGTTTTCAACTGAGTACGGCAAAAGTTTTACTCCTGTTCGGGTAAAAGCATCGGAAGCCAAGGAAACGATCCTTGACTATCTGGATTTTTACCTTGACTAATGACAAAATGATGCCGACTCAGGGGCAATTTGTAAGGTGGTGTGAAGACTACTATTTTGACAATCGGCTGGAACCTGGTAATCCTTGCCATGGGGATTGGGAGTCTTGTCATTACCCCATCCCAAAATGCCTAGGGGGGAGTAATACTGTTCTTCTGCTCAAAGAGCACCACGCTATTCAAGGTGTTTTGCAGTCAGAGGAGTATGACCACCCTTGCATTTGGGGCTGGGAGAAATCTTACCTTGAGGCAGAGATTTTATCTCTTTGGCGAAAGTGGATGAAGGTAAAAGCACAGCCAGCCAGGGAATCATGGAAGAAAGAATCCCCAGAAACCAAATCCGAATGGGGCAGAAAAGCTCAAAGCTTGCGCAGCACGGAAAGTTTAAGGCGAAATTGGGAAAGAATGGTAAGCAAAGACCCTGAGATCCTTAGTAATAGTGCTAAAAAAATTAATTCTAGGCGCGTACGCTGCTTAGTAACTGGAAAAATATCAACACCTGGCCCCCTCACTCGATATCAAACTGCTAGGGGCATTGATCCCTCGCTAAGGGAAGAAATTACTAATGACTAAAACTAGGCCAAAAATCACAGAAGTCAATCTCGTCGATCAGCTCAAGGAAGACTATTTGAGCTATAGTATGGCCGTGCTTATCGGGAGGTCGATACCGGACATTTACGATGGGTTAAAGGCAGTTCAAAGACGCATCCTTCAGACGATGATTGAAGAAGGGCTGCTTCCGAATAAACCGTATGTAAAGTGTGCCCGAACTACGGGCCTAACTAGTGCCTATTACCATCCCCATGGCTCTGCATACGGGGCCCTCATTAACATGGCTACCCCTTGGAACAATAATGTCCCTTGGATTGATTGTCATGGAAATATTGGGAGCACAGTTGACTCCCCCTCAGCAGAAAGGTACCTAGAAAATAGACTACGAATTTCCGCAGTGGAACTTCTTTTACAAGACCGGGAAGTGTGGGAAACTAAATCAAACTATGATGGGGGTAAGCGGGAGGCCATCAGGTTTAATACTTCTTTGCCAACCGTTTTGCTAAACGGTGACTCAGGAATTGCCGTGGGTTTTGCTACTCGTTTGGCTCCCCACAGCTTACGTTCTATCGTAGAAGCCATTAAGTTAATTTGCAAGGATGCCCCCACCGAAAAGGCCCACCTTGATAATATAAAAAAAGCCAGCCTATCTCTAATTCCCGACTTCCCAACTGGCACCCAAATCGTCCAAGACGATCAACTAGAAGCCTACACCCGAACTGGTATCGGGGGCATACGCTGTATGGCCCGTGTTGAGTCTGGCATTCAAAGAAGGGGCGGGAAAGCCAGGGATCGATCCACCTTGACTTTTACTTGTTTGCCACCTGGCACCAATCCAGAGAAACTTGGTGAGCAGATCAAGAGTGAGTTAGAAAAAGGACGTATTGAAGGGATCGCTGAAATCACAGATGAAAGTGATATTAGCGGGGATCGCCTAGTGGTTGTCACTAAGTCTGGTTCCGATATCAATTTGGTAAAGCAGTTGCTATACACATATACGGACCTTGATTGCAAATACTCAGCTAAAACCTTGGTTATCGATGGGTTTAAGCCCGTTGAGTTATCACCGGTACAAATCATCCAACGATGGGTCCAATGGAGATTGGGTCGGCTTGATGTTAAATTTGAACATGAACTAGAGGCAAAAAACAAAAGATTACACATCGTTGATGGCCTCCTAAAGGCTATTGACCGTATGGACCTAGTCATTAAGCGCATTCGTGCCGCAAATGGCAAATCTGAAGCCAAGCAGTCCCTAATGTCAGCACCGCTTAAATTCACCGAGCAACAAGCTGAAGCCATTTTAGAAATGAGGTTGCGGCAATTAACGGGCCTAGACTTTGATTTGATGTCTTGTGAGAAAAATGAGCTATTGGCTGACATCAATAGACTAGAGTCCCTGGTGGGGGACAAAGCCGATAATGTCAGTGCCCGAAAGTCATACATGTTGGAGGAACTTGCTAGGATAAACAAGCAATATGGGGTCCCCCGCAGGAGCCCTTTGATTGATGTCCCTGTTGCCGTAGGGGTCCGGTCCAAAGTAGACAACGCAGGGTCTCTCCCTCCGGCCACTGCCCCCTCAGGCACCACCCCAATAGCAAAACCACGTTTCTTAAAAATCGACATGAAGAAAGGCGTGGTTGAACAGTCTAAGGGGCCCAAGGGTTGCCTGGCCATGGGGTCTACCGACAAGCTAATCCTAATGTGCGAAGACGGAATGCTAAAGAAGGTGCCTGCTTCCTATAAGGGGGTAATTTCCACAGGGTATTCACCTGTGGTGCTTGCAAAACCGGAAGCATACGTCTCGGGACGCAAGTATTTGGCCGTATTCATGGTTGATGGTCAACTGAGGGCTATGGCCTTGGATGGGGAAACCCTGTGTAGAACCACAAGTACAGGCAAGCAATGGTTGCCGGAAGGGGCCACCCTGACATATTTCGGAGAGAAACCATTTACCATCGAGTGGATATCCCCAAAGAAAAAACCAACAAAAATTGACCTTTCTGTAAAACTGGGGAAACCTGGTGCGAAAGGGGTTAAAATTGCAAACCTAAATGAGATTAAACTACCATGATTGAGCCTTACGTTTCTGAAGATCGCTATCAACTGTACCATGGCAATTGCCTCGATGTATTAAGAGAAATGCCTGATAGCAGTATCGATGCTATTTGTACTGATCCGCCCTATGGGCTTGCTGATCACCCGTCCAGGGAAGTTGCCGCCTGCCTCACTGCTTGGCTTGCTGGAAAGCCGTACAAGCCTAAGGGCAAGGGCTTCATGGGTAAGACATGGGACGCATGGGTGCCAGGCCCTGAGGTGTGGCGTGAATGCCTGCGGGTGCTTAAGCCCGGCGGCCACCTGCTGGCCTTTGCCGGTACGCGCAGCATGGACCTGATGAGCATGGCGGTGCGGCTGGCAGGCTTTGAATTGCGGGATTCAATTGGATGGGCGCACGACGGAGGCGGGGCGCCATTGCTGGCTTGGACCCATGGTCAAGGATTCCCGAAAAGTAGAGACATATCAAAGGCCATCGACTTAGAGGCGGGAGTGAAGGGGCATGACAGCGTGGGATTCAATGTGGCTGGTAAAACATCTGGCCTTGGCGTGATTCGGCGCCCAGAACTACGCTCAGATCACCCCGATTACGTAAAGCCGCAGGGCATCACCCCCGAAGCCCAGCAGTGGGCCGGATTTGGCACGGCTCTAAAACCCAGCTGGGAGCCCATAATCCTGGCCCGCAAGCCCATCTCAGAGGACACCGTGGCCGCGAACGTGCTAGAGCACGGCACCGGGGCTATCAACATTGATGGGTGCAGGGTGGGCGCTGAAGCGCGGCCCGTGATGGTGCGGACTGAAACCGTAGTGTCTGCAACGGCAATGAGCGGGCAAAGCACGGGGGCCACTTCAAGCGGTGAGCTGACTACTACCGGAAGATGGCCCGCCAATTTGTGCCACGACGGCAGCGACGAGGTGGTGGGGTTGTTTCCGCAGACGGGAATCAGCCGGGGAGGTAACTCAAAGCAGATCAACGCCGGGACTGGGCGCTACAACTGGAACACCGGCACCGACAGAGCCGTACCTGACGGCGTGAACCCAGGCTATGGAGACACCGGCAGCGCCGCCCGGTTCTTCTACTGCGCCAAAGCTAATAAAAAAGACAGAAACGAAGGTCTCAATGGTGAAACCAACAATCACCCTACAGTCAAACCGACAGATTTAATGCGATACTTGTGCCGCTTAATTACGCCGCCCGGTGGTACCGTACTTGACCCATTCTTAGGCTCTGGAACAACTGGAAAGGCTGCACTACTCGAAGGATTTAACTTCGTTGGCATTGAAATGGAAGAAACGTACCTAGACATCGCCCAGCAAAGAATCCAACAAGTTAGAGAAAACCAGGAGTGAAACAGGGTAAAACACAAGGGGGGTTTACTTACGGGGCCTCCCTGCTATACTAAGAGTAGATGGACCGAACTATGTCAATTGTATACCCTGTCTCTAGATTGTTAGCAAACCCCAAAATCTTCTATGCCATAGCCAACTATCTGGGTGGCTCAGACGGTGACACACTTAAAGAAGCTTTCTACTCGCTTCTGGAGTTTGATTTCACAGATCAAGAGCCCGAAGACTGCGAATTTGAACCTGAAGAAGTCATGTTTGAGTCGGAAAATGACGGAGCTATCTTCACCATCCAGCTTGACACTGGTCTAGAATCTCGCTGGGCCGTACAGGATAAAGTCAGGGCTGAAATAACCACTGATGAGGATCTAGCCAAGACTTCCGCCATTTACAGGGAATTAGTAATAGCCATCGAAGAGGCTGACCCTGATTTAGAAGGTGACATTGCCTTGTGTTCTCCGCCGACACCGGGTAATTCATTTTTGTTATCTTCTGAAGGCAAACATTTTATGGGTGATTTTCACCTATTATCAGACCCTGAAAAGAAGTTCAGCTTTATAATCCGGCCATCAGATACAACTGAACCCGGAGAACCAGAAAACAAACTAAAAGCAACCATCAAACCAATTTAACGTGAACGATTCGATCCTCAAATTAAAAACCAGCGTTCTCTCCAGTATCCGCAGTGTTGAAAAAGACTTTAATGCTCGCACCCAACTAGATAATAAGACGGCATTATCTCTTGATTATCTAAAAGAAAAAGTTACAAACCTAT